TTATCATTGTATAATATATTTATAACTAAATTGTATGAAGAAACTCAAGCATTCTAAATTCAAGAACGCCGGAATTTTGTTCGAGCTCTTGGTCCGCCAGGTAACGGCTGACATTTTATCTGGCAAAGACGAGTCTAAAGCCAATTATATCCTTCGTAAATATTTCACCGAGTCTACCGAGCTTGGAAAAGAGAATCGCTTATATCGTATCATTTTAGAAGACAAGGTCAAAGATCAACTCTCTGCGGACAGATTGCTTGAAACAATAATCAAAACCCGCAAGAAATTGGATGAACGACTGTTAAATCAGCAAAAGTATGAATTGATCAAAGAAATCAGAGAAAGTTATCCAATCGATGACTTTTTGAAGGGAAGCATATCAAACTATAAACTTCTCGCCAGTATATACAAGGTATTTGAAGAAAACGTAAACGATGTAGTATGTGATCCAAGAGAAGTATTCAAAGCTCGTACTTGTATCACAGAAAGCATGTTGATATCAAAGACCCCAACAAGACTTGTCAGCGAAGAAGAAAAGAAGGATCTGGTCAAGGTTTATCAACAGCAAAATGAAGACGTTCGTCTGTTGGCCTATAAGTTGTTGGTCGATTCATTTAACGAAAAATACAAGGGATTGGACGACAAACAAAAGGTTCTTATTCGTGAATATATCAACAATGTAAGCAATACCAACTCTCTACGTGAATATATCAACGCCGAAGTTCCAGAAGTTCGTAAACAAATCTCTGAATTAAAAACCAAGATTGATAATGATGTTGTTAGAATCAAACTTGATGAAACACTCAATCAGTTGGACAAAATCACCAAAGGAACCCTTGTAAAAGAAAATCAAATCATGGCTCTTATGTTGAGTTATGAACTCATCAAAGAACTAAAAAATATCAAATAATACACATATGACACGCAACGAACTCAAACAACTAATCAGAGAAACCATTGAAGAAGTATCTCAAGGGGAACTTCAATATCATGCAGCCATGATGAAGGACACGAACGAAAACATGACCGAGAAAGAACTTGATCAACAAGTTGTCAAAAATTTAACCGATTGGTATGTTGGTATGAATGGTGGGGATGAAAAACAAGCTAGAAAAGCCGTCAGATATAAAACGAGCTACGATGAAGATTTCTGGGGACTGGTATACGATATTTTCAACGAAAAGTATGGACATCTTCCACAAAAAGTTGAAGGATATCCACGTTAAACAATGAAAGACACCAAACAAATCATTCGTGAACTTGTAGAAGAAGTCATTGAAGAAATGACAGCTACTGGTGCTGTTGCTGGATATATGACTCCTGCCGCATTTCGTGGTCACAAGAGTAAAAAGAAAACAGCAGAACGTTCTATGCCAGGTGGTAAAGTAGTTGGAAAAGAAGACACGGATGATACTACGGTTGGTGAAGGCGAAACACTTACTATACGCCGTGGTTCTGGAGTAATGGAGGAAGGTCGTAGTCGTTATCGTAATTTTAAAGAAAGCGACATGATGAAAAATCACGCCAAGATTTCTTATGGTATCAACCAATCAAAGAAGATGCTTGGTGAAGTAGAATATCTGGTAGGATTGTGTGAAAGGCTAAAGACGGAATGTGGATATTCAAACGATAATCTTTGGAAGCGTACCCGTGGTGACATGCTTGAAATACATCAAAGATTGAAGCACATCGCCAAAAGAATCAACAAGATGGGAAAATAAACACATGAAGCTAAAAGATATAGCAAAACAAATATTAAAAGAAGATACGTGGCAAAACAACCCATCCGCGGGTGCTCCACAAAATCCAGGAGCAACTCCAAATGCCGTATCTCCAGCACCATCTCAAGATGTTAAATTCTTTAACGTAATGAACGATTTTAATATGTTTAACACCAAGATGGATGCGGAAGAAGAAAAAGCAAAAAGAGAATTGGACGCATCTCTTGAAAAAAATCTAATGAATAAACAGGTGGTTATCAGAGCTTCAAAAGGAGCTATCGGACAAGCTGAAAAGGATTATACCATCACGGTTAATGGAGTAGATATCACATTTCTAAAAGACAAATATTATATAATCTTGAAGGCCACCGACAAAAAAGATTATTATATAAATACAGGATTCAAGATCAAAATTCTTGGTCCAGGTGAATCCGAAACTCCTCCGGCCACCATCTTGGAACCACCGGCGGAAGAACAAGGTAAAAAGAACCCACCAGCGTTGGGGGAAATGATAAATCCACAAATTATTGGATTTTTATCGCCAACAAAAAAATAAGCATATGAAACAACTACTAGTAGATTTTATACCATTTGACATCACTCCCCAGATGTTGACGGAAGCTCGTGCTAATCCAAACGCCCCTCTTGTATTGTCTGGACCGCTTCAAAAGGCTGGTGAAAAGAACCACAACGGCCGTGTTTATCCAAGAGAAGTATTGTCCAGAGAAGTTGACAAATATCAACAAATTATCAAAGAACGTCGTGCTCTTGGTGAATTGGATCATCCAGATAGCTCCGTAATCAATCTAAAGAATGTATCCCACAACGTCGTAGAATGTCACTGGGAAGGTGACACCGTTGTTGGTAAGATCGAACTTTTGACTACCCCAAGTGGAAACATCGCCCGTGAACTTATCAAGAACAATGTTCGTCTTGGTATCAGCAGTCGTGGTCTTGGATCTGTTCGTCAAATGAATGAAAACACCGTAGAAGTTCAAGATGACTTTGAACTACTTTGTTTTGACCTTGTATCTTCACCAAGCACACGCGGAGCATATATGTCTCCGGGATCACTGACCGAAGGTGTAAACCGTGGTAAAGTATTGGCTTCAGTAAGTGGAAATGACATCAACAAATATCTAAAGATAGAAAATATCATTCGTGATATTCTATCAGAAACCCGTTAAAATATATGCCAGCACAATCTGAAAAACAAGCAATCGCAGCACGTATCGCACGCGGTATTCAAAAAGGTGAAGTAAAGCCAAAGGCCGGTACTGCTTCAGCTGAAATGGCCAAGATGAGCCCAAGCTCATTGAAACATTTTACAAAAACGGAAGGTGTACAAAAACTTCCAACCCCAGACGATCTAAAAAAGATTGTTCAATATTTGGCTAAAGAAGCCGAAGATTTTCAGAACTATGTCGGAATAGATGCTCCATATGACGTATCCTTTGGTACAATAGAAGATATTATTAAAGATTCTGGAAAGAAGAACTTACAAAGCTTTTGGAACAGATTGAATGACAAACAACAGATGGAAATATATAATATGATCCATCAATTTTTGGTAAACAAGGAAATCAAAAGAGATCCAGAATATTTTGGTGACGAAAAAGCTCAACCAATAAATTATACTCTTTCACCAAAACCAACCGGAAAAGCTCCTTCTGGAGAAAATCTTGACAAATTGGTAAAGTTTCTTGCAAAGAAATCCGCCGACATGATGAATTATGTAGGACTAGATTCTCCAGAACAAATCCAGTTTGATCAGTTTACAGATGTTATAGAAATGGACGTAAAAGATCAAAAAATTAAAAAGCTCTGGGATTCTATGAATTCCAAACAGCAAGAAAAATTATACAACAAGGTTGTTGATGTTTTGGAAAAGAAATACGGAAGTGATGAAGATGCTGATCTATACGAAGGACAAAATCTTTCAAACATGGCAAAAGGAATGCTAGAAGAAGTTAGAAAAAAGAAAAATTTGAAAAAAGAAGCGGACGAAAAAACGGATTCCGAAGAACTACCACCATTGGGAGGAGAAAATGAACCAACCAAAGAAACCCCACCAGCACCGGAAAATCCTCCAGCTAAAGACACTCAGGTCGCAGGGCTTGGGGACGTTAATCCAACAGAACAAGGGGGCGGGGCTGAAGCGGGCGATGCTGCTCCCAAAGCTGACTCGGGTTCAGAAGACCCAGAAAAGGCTCAAGCAGACGCTGTAAAAGCAAAAGCTGAATTAGAAAAAGCCAAGGCTGAAAAAGAAAAGGCCGAACAAGAATTGGAACAGCAATCTGTAATAAAATTGACATCAAAACCGGGTGTAAGTTTTCTTCTTGGTAAACTTTTGGGAGATGCGGTGGAAAAGAATACCGTAGATGCTCTTGCCGGTGAAATGGCAGACAAGCTAAAGATAGAAACACCAGAAGATTTTGAAATATTTTCAAATCAAATGACCCCATTCAAGGCTATGCCAGGAGTTGCCCAATTGTTGAGTTCTATAAAAACAGTGTCTTCTTCTCAACCAAAAACCAAAGAAACCGAAAAGTAATAATATTTATATCATATGAAAATCTTAAAAATGAGAGAACTATTGGAGGGTTTTGATCCTCAATCCGCGGTAAATGTTTCTTCGGCTGCTCCACAAGAAAAGGTTGAAAGTTGGACCAACGAAGAAAAGAAAGCTGCTTTGGAAGCTATTGGCAAGTATAACGAATATGGTAAGGCGTTGTATCGTGAACAAAATAACCTCATGGAAATTGCTCATACCTTGGGTAAGATTGCAGAAAACGCTCAACGATTTGTCAGTCAACAATTGAATGAAAAAGAAGACGGTTGGTTTGACAAGGTTATGGTTGAACGCAACATGAAAGAGTTGGCTAAATGCAATGAAGAATTCTCAAAATACGCCAAAGAAGCTCACGTTCTTGAACAACGCATGCAGGCTCTTTACGAAGAAATGGGAACAAAGCTAAACAGATACTTTGAGATCAAAGATTTGAACGAAGCTTCATCTCCTGCCATTCCAAAGGTCAAATAATACCTCATTTATTTTAAAAAATCAAATCACGACCATATATACGGGTCGTGATTTTTTATAACTTTTTTTAAAAAAATCAATCGTTTTTCAATTTTATATATAGTTATATACACAAACGTAAAAATGCGCTATTATTTAGTGCGAGTGTTTGATTTAATTTTTACTTGAAACTCTAATAGTTTCATCAACCAAAAAGGATAAAACTATTATGTCAGATCTATTAAAGCAAGCTATCGCAGACGCTAAGGCTGTTCGCGCTACTGCTCTGGCTAATGCAAAGGCTGCTCTAGAAGAAGCATTTGCACCAAAGCTACAAAGCATGTTGGGCGAAAAGCTACGTCAAGAAGTCGAGGGCGATGCTGAAGAAGCTGCTCCAGTCGAGCCAGCTCCAGAAGCCCTAGACGCCGTTGCTCCAGCACCTGCTGCAGAAGCACCAGTTCCAGCTCCAGAAACACCAGCACCAGCCCCAGTTGATGTTGCTGTTGAAGCTGAAGAAGAAGAAGAAGTAGAAGAAGCCCGTGGAACAGAATCAGCAGGACATGCTGATGTTACTCAACACGGTGTTTCTCATGTCGCCGAAGGAGAAAAAGCCTCCGACGATTATAAAAAGACAACCGACGGACACAAGACCGTCAACGATGGTCAAGAAATTGTGGACGCCACCAAGATGGCAACTTCAGGCGAACCAAAAGCCGTCGCTGACAGCCACAAGGCTTCGGATGACTATAAGAAGACCACAGCCGGCCACAAAACAGAAGACCCACAAGGTGCTTCTAACGAAATCGTAAAATTAGAAGAAGAAGAACTAGATGAAGCTTCCTTGGACGAAATCCTAAAGGAACTAGAAGCTTCCGTCAATGAAGTTGGTGGAATGGAAGAAATGGCCGCTCCTATGGAAGCCGCCGCTCCAGCCGCTCCAGCCGCTGAAGAAGTTGATGAAGAAATCAATCTAGATGAACTTCTAGCCGAAGGCGAAGAAAAGGAAGAAAAGGAAGAAAAAGACGAAGAAAAAGTCGATGAAGGCAAACTTCCTCCTGGTCTAGCCAAGTACCAAAAGGAAAAGGCTGAAAAAGAAGAAAAACACGAAGACGAAAAGGATGAAACCAATGAGTCTCTCGTTAAAGAAAATCTTTCGTTGAAGAAGGAAATTGAAGAATACCGTAGCGGAATCGAATTTCTACGGGACCGAATCAATGAAATTAACCTGCTCAATGCTAAGTTGCTATACACGAACAAGTTGTTCAAGTCAGCAAACCTAAACAATGAGCAAAAAATCAAAGTAATCGAGTCCTTTGACCTCACGAAGTCGGTTCGTGAAGCAAAGCTTGTTTACGCCACATTGGCAGAATCGTTTAATTTCGGTGCTAAGAAGGCAGCTGAACCTGTAAAGGCTTCGTCTACCGTCAAGACCATCACCGAAGGATTGGCCTCTAAGGCAGTTGCGTCAACCAAGCCGACAAAACCAGCAGTTATTGCAGAAGGCGCCGAAATGGCAAACCGCTTCAAGAAGCTAGCAGGTATTCGTTAATAACCTATCAACAATAAAATTAGATAAAGGAAATTATGTCAGATATCAAATCACTATTGACTGAGACAGCCAATCCTATGGCCAAGCTCATGTCTGAAACTCGCGGTCTTGTCTCCAAGTGGGAAAAGACTGGCCTCCTAGAAGGCATCAAGAGCGACATGGAAAAGTCACACATGTCTATCCTTCTAGAAAACCAAGCAAAGCAACTGATTGACGAAGCTACCCGTACTGGTACCTCCGCAAACTCCGAACAATGGGCTGGCGTCGCTCTCCCACTAGTTCGTCGTGTTTTCGCTGAGATCGCCGCTAAGGAATTCGTCTCAGTTCAACCAATGAACCTACCATCCGGTCTAGTATTTTATCTAGACTTCAAGTATGGTTCAGCTCAAGCCGGTAAGCCAGCCTTCAACGGTCAATCGTTGTTCGGTGGTACAGGCACCAAGTTGGGTTCAACCGACAGCGCAACCAACGGTCTATATGGCCAAGGACGTTTCGGTTACACCATCAATGACCAATCCTCAACTGAAACAGCCGCGGTAACAACTGGTTCATGGATCGACGCAAACTTCGTTCCAGAACTAAGCGCTTCTGCCGCAGCTGGTGACATCCGTAAGGTCCGCGTTGACCTATCGGGCACCAACTTCGACGCTAACGGCGTCCGTGCTTTCACCGTTTCTGGTTCTGGAATCACTGATTTCTACCCAGCATTCACAAGCGTTTCCGGTGACTATGTAACATTCGTAGTCTTGGCCGGTGCTTTGGCCGCTGCTCCAACAGTTCTAGTTGAATATCACGTTCAACCAGGCGACAATTCACGCGGTGACTTCGAAGATCGTGGCGCTGGTCTACCAAACACAACTGGTATCGCTGACGACATCGGTATTCCAGAAGTCAACCTAGAGTTGAAGTCTGAAGCTATCGTCGCTAAGACACGTAAGTTGAAGGCCGTCTGGACACCAGAATTGGCTCAAGACTTGAACGCTTACCATTCAATCGACGCAGAAGCTGAGCTAACCGCTCTTCTATCTGAGTACGTTTCGATGGAAATCGATCTAGAAATCTTGGACATGTTGGTAACCAACGCTCCTTCGGCTACAACCGAATACTGGTCAGCTCGCATCGGCGACGAATATGACTCGGCAACAAATCTATTCGTTCCATCCGCTGCTAACCGTACAGCATACGTCAAGAGCACATGGTTCCAAACCTTGGGCAACAAGATCCAAAAGGTCTCCAACAAGATTCACCAATTGACACTACGTGGTGGAGCTAACTTCCTAGTTTGCTCACCAGACGTAGCAACAATCATTGAATCTATCCCAGGATTCACAACCAACACAGACGGTGACCAAGCAAAGTTCGCAATGGGCGTTGCTAAGGTCGGTGCTCTAAGCAATCGTTGGACAGTCTACAAGAACCCATACATGACCGACAACGTCATGTTGGTAGGTTTCCGTGGAACAAACTTCCTAGAAACCGGCGCTGTATACGCTCCATACATTCCTCTAATCCAAACACCATTGGTGTACGATCCAGTCAACTTCACGCCACGCCGTGGAGTAATGACACGTTACGCCAAGAAGATGTTGAGGCCCGAATTTTACGGAAAAATCGTAATCGGCGCTCTAAACGAAGTCTAATCTTCGTAAAGATAAGAGTAACGTTAAACAAAAAGACCCACCGAAAGGTGGGTCTTTTTTATTGCAATTTTTTCTTGTGATATTTGACCGTGTTTATAGACACGCCGTATTTTTTGGATAATTCATTCATTGTGAATAACCCGCTCTTTATATCTTTTTCCCATTCTTCTTTTTTGTCTTTTAACGCTTTTCTTCCATTGCTTACGCTGCTTCCTCTTGTTTTTTCCACTTTTACTTTCTTTCCTTTCAATCCATTGTCGTATGAGTAATTTATTTTTCTGTTTGAAAGGAATTGGCGTCGTTCTTGAAATTTTTTCTTTCCTTCTTCTCCATATCTTTCAATAAACCATTGAATAGAATATCTTCCTTCCGCTTTAGTTTTCATTTTTAATACGGAATTTTCATCGTGGGTTTTTCCAAACATACCGTTGTTTTCTCCTCCGTTCACCAATTTCATTTTTTCTCTTATTAATTCTTTGTTTGGATTGTAAGTAAAAGGATCCCCACCAGTCGCCATTGGGTTGATGTTGTATCCCGTTCCTTTGTATGGTTGGAAAGTATCCAAGTAGTACTGTTCTCTTTCAGCACAATTTTCACATTCTTCCAACACTTCAAATGTGAACTTGTCTTCACCATAATAATTCCACGAATTTTGCAGTATTGGATTTACGTGGTTGTTGTTTTTCAGTTTTCGCTTATGTTCATCAAAACGCTGCTCTATATCTTTGGAAGATCCTATATAGAATTTTCCGTTTGTAGTGTTTGTTATTTTGTATACTCCAGATTTGGTCATATAATTCAGGGGTTTTATGGATAAATATATAACAAAAAAAGAAAACCACAAATAAAAAATCCCAACTAAGTTGTTGGGATTTGTTTGGTAATTTAATAAGTTATTTTATCGTCCACGCCACGGTCCACGATATGGATGATAGTGTCGATAACCACCAATACCAACTCCTATGCGCCAAGAAACAATCGGTGGTGCATATACAACAGGAACTTCTCTTACAACATATACAGTGTTTTCTGTTGTATTGGCTGATTTGGTTTCTGTCGTTTGCTTTGGTGTATCAACTTTAACAGGCACATAAACGGTGCGAGTTTGTGTAATGCAACCAGCCGACAAAAGCAGCGCAGAAATCAATAAAACATATTTTAATGTATTTTTCATATGATTATATATTACAGTTTAATTTGCGTTTTTCAAGACATTATAATTCCAATCCATACGTTTTTTTACTCCAAGGTTTGATGTGGTTTTATATTCTTTATGATTAAGATATTCTTTGGCAGCTTGTTTGAAGTTTCTTTGGTTTAGCCATTCTATTGTCTTTGGACCAAGATCACCACGAAACAATCCATTTAATGCCGCAATTTTGACTTGAGGGGATAATGAATCAAAATTTTTGATCAAACGACGAGCATCGTTTAATTTTTTGGTTATATCTTTTTTTAACAACTCTTGAGCTTCTGATTCCGAC